GAATGAAGACGATCTTTACTTTGATGTAGTGCCTATGGCAAAAACTTTGTAAGTGGCGAATATGCCGCTTTAACTATTTGAAAACAGGAGGATTTTATCATGATTTATGATTATAAAAATGCAGTTATTAAAGCTGAAAGTCCAGCGGAAGATATTGATTACAAGAAACATATGGCAGAGTACGGTCCGGCAACAGGTAAATCTCACCCCGATGACTGCCCGTATTGTGCGGCTAGAGGCTGGAAAACGTTCCCCGGTACTTCCTTTGCACAAGAGTGTGAAAAGTACAAGGAAGAGCACCCGGAATAATTTGAAAAATAATTTCTAACATTTTAGACGGTGCGTGTCTGGCTAACCTCCCGGCTAGACGCAGGGTGCATATCAGAATAATGGTGGTGGGCAGATATGCTTATTATGTCTGGGAGGATATAGGGAGAATTATCATGAACAAAATGGAGTTGAACGATACAGCGCAGATGATGAACAGTGCAGATTACAAGGAGCGTTTCAGAGCTGAATATTATCAGGTTATTATCCGCTATCAGAAATTAAAAATGATGTTGGCAAACTGGGACAGGGGTGTTTTAGGGTTTAAACCAACTTGCCCGAGAAGCACTTACAATATGCAGATTTCCGCCATGACTGATTATATTGCGGTTCTTGAAGCAAGGGCAGTTATGGAGGGTGTAGACCTGTAAAAGGTGGTGAGAATTCCATGAATATATATTTTGATACAGAGTTTACTGGATTGCATAAGAACACAACGCTCATAAGCATTGGGTGCGTAGCAGAGGACGGAAAAACATTCTATGCTGAACTTACTGATTACAACAAATCACAATGCAATGACTGGATAAATGAAAATGTAGTAAATCATCTTCTACTCGGAACTGAACATTTTGTCCTTAGAAGTGAACCTGAAAAATGTGAGGTGCAAGGCACAAAAAGCCAGGTTAAAAAGTATCTGGCGCTTTGGCTTTCTCAATTCAAATCAGTCCAGTTAATATCCGATGTTTGCCATTATGACATGGTACTGTTCATTGATTTGTTTGGTACTGCTTTTGATTTGCCAGATAGTGTATCTGCAAGCTGTCATGACATTAATCAGGATATTGCAAAGCATTATGGAATTTCTGAAACAGAAGCCTTTGACAAGTCCAGAGAAGAAATCGTTTCTGAAACCTCTGGTAAGCCCATACCCGGAGATAAGCATAACGCATTATATGACGCAAGGGTAATCAAGGCGATATATGAAAAGTTGGTGGTTTGATTATGAGAGGTTTGAAACGTAATCAGAAAACTTTATACTATCAGCTTTACAGCGAACACATTCCGGTCTATGAAACCGACTTGGACGGCAATATCATCTATGACCCGGTGACAGGAGAACCGCTCCTTACTGGTGATTATACGGTTGGCTATGCGGACCCGGTGAAGTTTCGGGCGAATGTGTCCCCAGCCCGTTCCGAAGCCCAAACGGAGCCTTTCGGGGTAAATACCGATTATGATAAAGTGATATGCTCCTGTGACCTAACGTTACCGATTGATGAATTATCCCAGGTATTTGTTGACCGGAAGCCAGAAGATGGCAAAGGGGCGGATTATAAGGTTGTCAAAGTAGCAGGAAGTTTAAATTCCTTGCTGTATGCTATTAAGCAGTTACCAGATGGAAGTGCGAAAAATGGCTAAGATAGTTATAAGAGGAAACTTCTCCTCAAAAGGAATTCAGGACATTATAAATCAGCTTGAACAGTATAAAATTGACTTGCACCGAAAAGCTGAATTGCTTTGTCAGCGTTTGGCAGAAGCCGGGCAGACTGTGGCTCTGCAAAGTATTGTGGAATCCCCATTAGGTAAAACAATTACCCTCCAGGTGGAAATGGAGCCACGGAATGACGGTTGTAAAGCCATTCTGGTTGCCACTGGTCAAACTAAGTCCAATGACTACGGAACCATTAATACCTTGCTCCTCGTTGAGTTTGGAGCCGGTGCTTTCTATAATCCGTCCGATAATCCTAAAGCCGGAGAGATGGGATATGGAATCGGAACATTCCCCGGACAGATCCATGCCTTTGAAGATGGGTGGTACTATTGGGGCGAAGATGAGAAGTGGCACTATACCCATGGTACAAAAGCCACAATGCCAATGTATAATGCTTCCGTGGCTATCCGGACACTGGTGGCAACTATTTCAAAGGGGGTGTTTCGGTAATGCTTGATATTTCTTCTCTGGTTTATACCCGACTTGTTAGCGATGAGCGTTTGAAAAAATATCTCTCTGGAAGTGGCACTACCAGGAATGATACTCCCTCAGTATTTCCTTACCTTTATTTTAAAAGCCTTGGGCAGCCGACAACGAGCAGTTCCCTACAGAATAAGCAGTGTTCCATATCTGCAGACTTTGAAATTACCCTGTATGATTCCGGTTCTTCCAGTAAGTCAAAACAATTAATCTTCCTTACGGCTGATATTATGACAGAACTTGGATTTATATTAAAATACGGACCGCGGGAAGTGGACCGATCAAATACATCGGAAGCATATCGCTGGATTGCAAGGTTCCGTAGGACCTATTGCGAAGGCGATTTGATATAAAAAATGAGCAATTAACTTTGAACTTCGTCTAATGGCGAGGTTCTTTTTTGTGTAAAAAGGAGGAAATGAAATTATGCCAAAAGCTGTAGATTTATCAACTGCCGGTATCCATGTTGGATATGGAATTGAGACTACTGCCGGGACAAAGCCAACGGCGTTTACCGATCTGCCGAATCCTAAAAGCATTCCTGATGTAAATCCGGAAGTCGGAACCTACGATGTTACGTCTTTGAATGATACAGAATGGAAGCGTTATATCGAGGGATTAAAAGATGTTGGCGGCGCACTGGCAATTACATTCGGCATGTCTCAGGTATTTCTTGATATGTGGGAAGATATTTGTGATCAATACGAAACTGCCAGAGACGCTAATAAGAGAATGTGGATTGAGTTTTACCACCCGAGATTAACAAAAGGTTTTTTCTTTACCTGTACACCTACTCGTATGGGCTGGGCAGCGTCTGATGTGGATAGTGCATGGGATACAAGCGTCTCTGTTACACCCACTGGAGAGATTGGTTGGTCAACATCTATTAAACCGACCGAAGCACCGGACAATCCGTAATAATAAAAATGGGAGGTATTAACATATGAAGATTTTAACTATTGGTGGTAAGGACTACAAAGTGGAGTTTTCCTTTGAAGCTGCAGAATATAAAGACTGTGTTGACAAGATATTCAAGATTGTCTCTGGTAGCTATATCATGAAGAAGGGTCCATCTGAAGAGGGTGAAAAGGTATCTATGGCGACAGCGTTTGTGGACGGAACATCTGACATGGTTTCCGACATTCCCAAAATCGCCGTTACAGCACTTTATGCTGGCTTGCTGGAAAACAATCCTGTAGAGAATGAACAGGAAGCTAAAGCTCTGTTTAAGCAGTTTGTCAAAGAGAATCCAGATGATGAGCGCGCTTCTTTCTGGGGAATGTATGATTTCTTAAGGGAATGCATGGAAGATGATGGTTTTTTCAAACTCACCGGAATGGACAAGGTGATTGCCAAGATGAACGAAGCGGCAGAGGAAGCGGATCAGAAGTCCAAATCCGGGAAGATTCCACAGGATCACAAAAAGAAGTCAACTTCCACGAAATAATTTGGGAACAGTTTTTGCCAGCAGCTTTAGTAATGGAGGTTCCTTATGATTTATTCTGGCATTTGAATCCTCGAAAGCTGTTGCCTTTTGCAGAAGCCTATCGAAGAAAAAAGCAAGTTCGCAGTGATGAAATGTGGCTCATGGGTCAATATGTTGCTTCAGCTTTGGATGCTACAGTATGCAATGCTATGCCATTTATTAAACGAAAACGGAAAGGTAAGTATTTTGAGGAACCAATTCGAGTAACACCAAAGACAGAAGAAGAAAAGAAAATGGAAGAAGATAAGGCCCTACAAAGCTTTTTGGGTTTTGCTGGTGCATTTGAAAAAGATGTTAAAAGAAGAAATGGAAAAGGCGAGTGATGGACGAAAATTCACTCGCCTTTTTTTGTATGTGTAAAGGGTGGTGAAAACATGGCTGATGTAATTGATGATCTGAAAGTCCAAATAGATGCCAGTACAAACAGTGCTGATGCCAAAATAGATAAATTTATACAAAAGATGGTATCTTTGCAATCTGCTATATCTGGAATTGAAATGTCCGGAGCAAGTCAGGTGGCCTCTGGAATAAATCAGATCGCTTCATCTATCCAGAGTTTTAATGAACGAACTAAAACAACCGATTTTTCCAGAGTAACTGGAGGATTGAATAAACTGGGAGCAGTTGATATACAAGGGGTAAGCAATACGGCTCATGCTATGGAAAGCTTTGCAAATAGCATAAATGGCATTGGTAATCTTAAATTTGATACAGATACGTTAACCAACATAGCTAACTCTATCTCAAAATTGGGACGAACGTCTGTTACGGAAGCAACGCAGAATCTGGAATTTTTAAAAACCAGTGTGGCGGATTTCGTTTCTGGTATGAACAATGTGGGAAGCTTGATCTTCAATCCAGATTCTCTCTATAAACTGGTTTCCTCAATTAGCAGATTAGGTGGGTTAAATGCCACACAGGCAGTACAGAATCTTCCGCAGATTTCAACTCACTTGCATAGTTTTGTTTCCAGCATGAATTCCGTTAGTGGCGTTACGTTTAATATCGATGGACTTAATTCTCTCGTGAATAATATTAGCCGACTTGGTGGGGCAAAGGCTACACAGTCGGCAGCGAATCTCAAGCCAATTAAGGACCAGATTTTAAGATTTGTGAGTGGTCTGAACGGGATAGGTGCGCTCAATTTTGATACAAGCGGACTGGCAAATCTTGTCGCGTCTATAACAAAATTTGGGGGGAAGTCCGCTGTAAATGCCATTCCGAATATTCAAGCCCTTGGTGTTGCGTTAAAAAGCATGATGCAGACATTGTCTGGTGCACCGGCGGTAAATAAGAATCTTATTCAGATGACCAATGCGCTGGCAAATTTGGCTTCCAATGGTTCAAAGGTGTCAAGTGCCAGCCATGCTATGACGAATAGCCTAAATTCTTATTCTAATAGCGCTGGAAGGGCTAAAGGTAGTACCAAAGGCCTTGTTTCCCAGATTGGTATGCTTTATGCGAAGTATTTTCTTTTAGTTCGTGGAATTAAGGGACTATGGAAAGCAACAGAATCTTCTATGGACTACATAGAGACGCTTAACTACTTTGATGCTGCGTGGGGGCAAGTTGCAGATAATGCTATCGAAAGTTGGAAGCAATCTGGGTACGATTCTGCCGAAGCATATGCTGATTCCTTTAGCAAACGAGCCCAAGATTTAACTGGAAAGATGTCAGGGTTTAAGGCTGATAATAATGGTAACTTAATTTCAACAGGTATGCCAAGCTTGGGTATTGATCCTGATAAGGTCATGAATTATCAGGCTACCTTTGGACAAATGGCATCTTCCATGGGCGTGGCTTCTGAAACTGCTTTACAGTTATCTAATGCTCTGACCATGATAGGAGCAGATCTTGCTTCTGTAAAAAACCTGGATTTCGAAGATGTTTGGAATGACATGGCTTCTGGTATGGTTGGCATGAGCCGGACCCTAGATAAATACGGTGTTAATATACGAAACGTGAACTTGCAAGAAAAACTGCATGAACTGGGAATAAAGACAAAAATAACAGCTTTAAACCAGCAGGATAAGGCATTATTGAGAACCATGATCCTATTGGATTCCACCCGTTATGCATGGGGTGATTTATCAAATACATTGGGACAACCAGCGAATCAGCTTCGTTTATTACAAGCTAATTTTGCAAATCTAGCCCGAACCATAGGAAATCTGTTCCTCCCTATAGTAGCAACAGTTCTTCCATATATTAATGCATTGGTGATTGCTGTTCAAAGATTATTCACTTGGATTGGAAGCCTTCTTGGTATTAAAATCGGATCTCTTGGTTCATCTGTTGGTTCGGCCGCCGTTGACATGGACGGATTAGAAGATGCTGCTGGCGGCGTAGCTGATAAGATGGATGATGCTGCAGATAAGTCTAAAAAGATGGCAAGTAATTTACAGTCATTCGATAATCTAAATGTAATAAATTCCAAGGATAGTTCTTCCGGATCTGGAAGTGGTGGAGCAGTGGCCGGCGGTGGATTGCTTGACGAGGCTTTCTTAAATTCATTTTCTGAATATCAAGCAGCATGGGACAAGGCCTTTTCCAATATGGAAAACTCTGCTCAGAACATGGCAGATAAAATTGAGAATGCCTTTAAGAGAGTTTGGGAAGCGGCGGAGCCTACAAGAGAGGCTTTGAGTCGATTATGGAACGAAGGATTTGCGCAACTTGGTAATTTTACTTGGACCGCCCTCCAAGATTTTTGGAGTAATTTTTTAGTTCCGCTAGGTAAATGGACATTGGGAACCGGATTTCCGATGTTCATTGATTGTATAAATAACTTTTTGATGAAGATTGATTTTCAAGCAATTAATGTTTCCTTAAAGAATTTCTGGCAGGCACTGGAACCGTTTGCAGAAAAAGTAGGAGAAGGATTAATTAGATTTTTCGGTGATCTTTTATCATTTGGTTCTGACTTTATCAATGCAGTGGTACCAGGAGGACTTAACGGAATTGCAGAGGCATTAAGAAAAATAAGCCCGGAGCAGGCAGAAAAGATAGGATATGCTTTGGGAGTTATCGCTACTGCTTTAACAGGAATGAAAGTTATTGGAACAGTAGCGACAAGTCTTGAAACAATATTTAAAATATTTGGTGGCTCATCAATAGTAAAGGGTTTTGGCATATTTAAAGGAGGAGCTGGCATTGTAGAAAATTTTGCACTTAAATTACTGAATTTGCTAGGAATAGGAAAGCTTCTTTTGAAATTTACGCCGTTTTCCACATTGGCAACCGATATGGCTTTGTCAGGCGCATCTTTGCCCACACTTTTAAAGTCTTTAATTTTAACACCAATTATTACTTTTTTCACTTCTACATTGCCGACCGCTTTTGCTGGTTTAGCCGGCTCGATAGGAAGTTCATTAGGCTTAACTGGAGCTGCAGCTGTTACTGCCGGCGGTGCGATTATAATTGCAGCCATAGCTGCAGTAGTTGCAGGAATCGTTTATGCAGTCACACATTGGGACGAAATAAAGGAGTTTTGGACTCAGAAAGTCCCGGCGTGGTGGAACGGTACTGTATTACCATTCTTTGAATCTATCCCCGAAAAGCTCACTGGGGTGTGGGACAAAGTTAAATCTACAGCTTCTTCAGCGTGGGACAAGTTAATTCAATATCTATCAGGAATCCCTGAGAAGGTTGGAGTCATTGTAGAAAATATAGGAAATTGGTTTAGCGAATTGCCTGGAAGAATTGGATATGCTTTGGGATATGCTCTTGGAACCATAACCAAGTGGGGAATAGAAGTGGCTGATTATATGGCTAAGAAAATTCCTGAAATCGTAACTTCAGTAGTAATATGGTTTTCTGAAATGCCTGGGAAAATATATAATGCAATTGCTACATTTGCCGCTAATGTAGTTACATGGGGAGTTGAAACATATACTGCGTTTCAGCAGAAAGTATCTGAAATTATTGCCGGTGTAGTGATTTGGTTTACAGAGCTGCCTGGAAAAATATACGATACAATAATCAAAATTAAAGATAACATTACTACTTGGGCCAATAATACTATACAATTTTTTAAGACTGAGGTTCCCGTAATAATTGAAAATGTAGTAGGGTTCTTTGAAGAATTACCAAAGCAATTAATTACTGTAGGTGAAAATATGATAAAAGGTTTGTGGAATGGTATCGCAAACTTAACGGATTGGATTGGAACAAATATAGCGAATTTCTGCGAAGGTGTGATTAAAGGTTTTAAAGCAGGGTTTGATGAGCATTCACCCTCAAAAGAAGCGTTTCAAATTGGTGATTATTTTACTGTTGGACTTATGAATGGTATTGAAGATAAGTTCAGTGCTATTTATTCCAAAGTTGATGCCTTTGCTGATAATTTGACTGATTATCGTATCGCGCTTCCATCAGTAGATAGTGGCATACAGGTTAACCGAGAGTTCTTTGATATGGTAGATACCTCCGCTAGAGTATCTTTTGATAATTCACAGTATGATTTTAGAGCTGGTATATCTGCTGAATTAAACGCGGCATTATCTGGAATTATTGATTATGACCGGTTGGGAAATATCCTGGCCGAGAAACTTGAGAGTGCCAAAATTACTGCAGAGTTGGATTCAGATAAAGCCTACAGCAATGTAAAGGACAAATGGAAAAGAGAATACTCAAGAAATAAAACGGCACCTGTTCCAATTTAAGATAAAACAAGCCGCCAGTTAAAATAACTTCTGGCGGCTTTGATCATGTTTTAATGATATATAATTGAAATTAAAATATTTTCAATTATAAAAGATATGAACGTAATATACAACAAATACAGTTAAGCTATTGAGTTTAAAGCATTTCACAAATTTGTGAAAAAACTGTGAATGAATAATGGTGGTATTTTATAAGCGATTATAGCTGATATATGCATATTAGCTGATTATAGATGAATAAATATTAATCAAAAACAACCTAAAATTAGCATTGATAGTAACGTACATAATTACCAGCATTTATTAAAAAGTCTTTAGTAGCAACTGATTTTTTTATTTCATATAATTTTAGTAGTTACTGTTAAAATTTCGTGCGCCAGAGGGCAAAGAGGACTATTAAATATGAAATATAAGGTAGCAATTTATTGTGACAAGCTTTATGCAGGCGATATTTTATGGGGATTTACTGCAGCAGGTCATGAAGCGCAAATAATAACACCGGCTTCGATAGAAAATTTTGATAAATTAATGGAATTAATAAATCCTGATTTATTAATTCTTTCCTCCTATATGGGTTATTTTCAACATTCTATGCTTAATCATATCGGTTCCAGAAATTCACCAAAATACAAGTGTGTTTGCTGGGATACCGAAGGAGTTGGCCAATTCGATTTACAGATGACAGGTTTTGAATTATCAAAGCCCGATATGATATTTTCGATTTGTCCTGAAATGCTTGAAAAGCTTAAAAGTAAAAGTATTCCCTGTGAGAGACTTGATTTTGCTTATAATCCCACCATTCATTATCCAAAATCAACATCTGAAAATGAAAATAATACGATTAGCTTAGTAGGAAATGCATGGTTATGGTATTCCAATCATTATCCT